AGCCATCAACATAGAGTTCAAGTAGATTTCCACTATTTCGTCGTACCAAGAGAACACGGTGCCAGACGTCATCATCGAAAGTATTGGTACCAGCGACCTCTACGAAACCTGTTGCTCTGACAAGTCCCACGATAACTCCAACCGTGCCCTGATCGCTCCGACGACGGAAGGAGAGCCGTATCTGGTGATTGAAGTTTGCCATCTGGATAAAAAAGTGACGATTCCCCCCCGATTCAGACCCAGCAATCGAGGGGCGTCTAACCCAGCACAAGACAGAAAATGCCGTCTGCTCGAATAGCACTGGACCGCTAGACCATGCCGCGCGGTCGGAGGACCCATCAGAGAAATTTCTAGCCATTACGCGTCGTTGTACTCGAAGAACAGATCGAACACCCGGACCGCCGCCGAGATACTATCACCCCCGTCAGCCCCCTCGCGGCTGAAGATAAACTGAACGGTGTCGTCTGCCGCAAAGTTCCCATCCGTTAGCGCAATCGTGAACTCCATGCGCTCGTCGGTCGCGGAGGGCGCGGTGTCGTTGTTGCCGCTCAGTAATGCTTCCTGCGCGGTGGCTTGATCCAAGCTCTCGGCATCGTTTCCTCCAACCGCTCGATAAGCAATACCCCACTCGACATCACCCGAAGTGGCAGTGGTCGTCCACACGATCACAAGGTTGGCGGTATCGACGTAATTCTTAGGAACGTTGAAGCGCCCAAATAGCTCATCATCAGCACCGCTGTCGTTGAAGACCAGGACCAGACCTTGAAAGAAGTCATTGGTCCCCTTGATCGTGGCGGGCTCAAAGAACACATCGCCCGATGAGTCGGGCACGGTCGCAAATCCCAAAAGAGGAAGTCTTAGGGTAGCCATGCTATATCTCCACCTGAAGGCCGTGTTCTAGCCAAGCCTTCCAGATAATGTCTCGTTGCGCGGGTGTGAAGACTGGAGTTACTTCAGAAATCTTGTCCCGCATCTGGTCTCTTAGTGCGTTGCTTGTAATCCAATCTTCCATCGCTTGAAGCGCGAGGTTGAGGTCTTGCTTTAGGTAGTCAATTGGTTGAGCAGGGAACATTTCCCGCGTGACGGCTTGCCTGCGTTTTGCTAGTTGTTCGGATGTCAATATGGCCATTTCATTCTCCTATTCCACCGCCATCCATAACTTCTTCATGGATACGCCTTCCACGCCTCAGCCGCGCGCAATATCTCGGTCACATCCCGAGGCGCTTCCGCAACCTCTAATTGCCCCTCAATGGATCGCTTCAGCGAGAGCGGGATATGCTCGGTGTTGAACTCCCGCCGCTCCCGCCCATTTTTCATACGGTTGATCTCAAAACGCTCCCATGTCCTCAGCTCCTGTATCAGTTCCTGCTCCTGTGCGAATACCGGGAACTCTCTCCGTGGAGGTTCAGCGGCAGGCACAACCTCCAGCTCTTCGGCTGCGGCCACACGATCTTCTATCCCCTGTCTCACCAATATCGCGTGACGCTCGGCCTCGATCAGTTTGTCCTCAGCCATCACCTCCAGCTTGTCGAAGCGCCATTTCATTTTCAGCCCCGGTTGAAACTCATCAAATAGCTCTGCCTCTAAAACGCCACTCATGTATTCGCATCGTGGCTTCAGGGTGTTGTTATAGAGGAATTTCAGTTGAGCTGCGGAGGTCGCATAATTGGCCGCTTCCCAAGCCCCCGCCAATGCAGGAGGCACTCGGAATACCGCGCATATATCTCTACGCACCCCATCCATGAGCTCCTGCATTGCGAGGTCTTTGGTTGGGTAGCCAATGATGTGCGGCTTCATGCCGTGGGTCGTAAAGCCGGTCTTGTGTTGCTTCTTCGTTCCCCGGAACCAACGATTCCAAGCGTCCCGCAACCTATTATTTTCCTCCTCGGCCATCGGCTGATCTGTTGTAAATACCAGCGGGGGGATAGCGTAATTCTTGAAGAAGGCCGCGGTATATTCAGAAGTGTTGATCCCTGCGCTCGCAGCAGCCATCGCGACGGACAGCTTCGAGAGTCCACCCAGATCATTGAGCGGGTCGTACTCTCTGAAATAGATCACATCCTCCCTGGCATAAAATCTCGGTGATTCCCCGGAGAGGTTCAGATTCCATCCCTTAATCCCAGACGAGTCGGAAACCATCTCCATGATGGCAGGATTCAATCGGAACAATCCTCTGGGTCTGCCACCCGCCCCCGATCGTTCTTTCAACCAATAACCCCTGCCGTAAATGTTGAGATCCGATTCCCCCGCACGGATGAGATCGTTCCAGTTCAGCTCAGGGTTGACCTCGTTCAATAAGGTGACAAGCGGGTGTCTTGGCGCAAGCGGCGCATCCTCATCCGTCTCAGGCACGATCTCCCAATCGATCATCGCCATCGCATCGGCTCTAATGGTGATGCAGGCATACGAGAAGACTGAGCTTTTATAAATCTTCGCGAATTCAGTCGGACTTTGAGCGTCCGTCTCCCATATCTTGTCTGCCTGCCAGCCGGGGATCGTGACGATCGCTTTGAAGTCCTGTCCGTTGATGCGACCCAGATCGATGACGCTCATTGGGCCAACCAATTAGCAAAGCGCATAACATACCCTAACAAAAAGTAGCGCGGCCAAAGGCGATAATAGTGGAAGCGGTAGCGCCAATCCCTTTTTCTTTCGCGTACGGCATCTTCGTGAGATAGCATCACGATAATGCCATGTTTGGTGTGCCTATCAATAGCAGGTCAGTCACAGCCCACACCATTGCATCCATCCGGTTAGGCGACCAGTTTGATTCACCTTCGACATAGTTGCACATCTCATCCTCTAGGGGTTCATGGTGACCGACATGATGCACCCGCCCACCTACATAAAGAGCCTGCACTGGCTCGGATCGGGCCTTCTTGCCGCGGCTGGCCCTGACCTCACTGTATGGAACTCCACGCCCATTCGGAACATTCTTGATGACGTTGTAGATCATGTCCCCGCCGTGATTGACCTCGCCCAATATCCGATCGGCCTCCAGCTTATGGTAGGCCGTGACCGCTGCCGCTCCCCATACATCGGGCTTTACACCTGGGGCGGGGGTGGAATCCTCAAGAATGTAGGCGTGCCACTCGTCTTCGACCTTGGCCTTGCCAGCCACAATGATTCCAGTCTGTCCGGTAGTGGCTGCAGGATCGATCGCTACCACGATCCTTGACAGCTCGGGAATCTTAGTAACGTGGTCAATCTGATCGCGACTCCATGATGCTTTCGGATCGTCGGCCGTCCATTGCCCGAACCGATACCGCTTCTTCAATACCCCAGTCAGCTTATCAAGCCGTTCCAAGTAGGCCAATCCGTTCTCAGTCCATTCTTTCTTCTCTTGGTCGTATAAGGTCGGATTGTCGGTATGTTCGCTGTGGAGTAATTCGAGGCGTTGATTCTCGGCGCGCTTGTGAATCCAGTGTCCTGAATAGCTCGGGTTGGTGTCTGCGATTAATTGCTGAAAGGGAACGACATTATTTCGGAGCCTTGTGCCCAGAGCATCCCAATCATCCTTATTGATCTCAATAGCCTCCTGCACAAAGATGAAATCAAACTCGGTTGACATGATGCGGGAGGGTTTATCCATTCCGCCTACGACAACCTGGGATCCGTTCTCGTATCGGTAGCTGTGCCTGAATTGTCTTTGGGGGGCCTTGTAGAGCATCGGATGATCGCTGCCCAGCACCCAGTCCTCGAAGGTCTGAAGAGCGGCTTCACTGAGACTCTTTCTAGTTTTACGGACGATCAAATAACGGGAGCCGGGATAGTTGAGGGCGTGGAAGTGAATCTTCTCAAGACAGGCTCTTGACTTGCCTGTGCCGGCCGGCCCTGAAATTATGATGTCTGTGTCCTGGCTGTAGAAAACATCAGCGCAGGTTCCATAGGGAACATAGATGCCATGCTCGATTCGCCGCATGGCCTCTTTGGTTGCTTCAGCTACGAGTTGGCGTTTGGCTACCTGGGTCAGAACCATTCATAACCTTTTCGGTGATGGCGTTGACCATCTCTTCAAATATCTGTGAAGCGGGGATGCCCTTTTCTTTTGCTTCTTCTTTCCAGCTCAGGATCAGTTCTTCCTTGAACATGCCAAAGACCCTGGCTAAGGTGTCGGCGGCTTTGGCTGTATCGTAGGAAGTCTCAATGCCGGGGTTCTTTCCGCCTTCCCGATGAACGACTCTGGTCGGAATCTGGCCGATCGCCATCAACGCAACCCGTGTTAGAAGCTCCTCGGGCGTAATCACCCTATCCCGAAACAGAATGGCGATATAGGTTTTTACCTTAGCCGTTCTTAGTAAGCGCGAGGATGATACGGCCCAGCTATTTTCTCCGCCTTTATAACCAGCTAGGCGCGCGGCTTCAGTTCCGTTGAGGGTGTCAACGTAATGCCGCGCGAATAGCTCCTGCTTCGCGGTGAGCTGATCCGCCATGTATCTAATTTAGCATAAATGTGGGGGGCTTGCAAGATTTATAGCATAGATGCGGGGGTTAACTTAAAATTATAGGGTTCCCGGAGGCGCTATCCCACAGAGCAAACCCTGCTGTCGCCCGCAATGGGCAACCCGCCTAGGCCCGAGAACCCATATTAAATCAATTGTAGAACAAATGGTTCATTATGTCAACTGCCAAGCCTCTTTTTCGCAATGAAGGGCCTCTTGCGGGAGGCCCTTCATTGCATGTGAAGATGTCGCAGCATCTTCACTTCTGAACACAAGGCGATGCATTCACCCCGTCCCAACACTAGCAGGTGTTGGGAGAGAGATTGGAACCCGCGTGTTTTATCGGATGCGCGGCCCCCGAAGCGTCACTGGTTTGTAAAGTGGGTTAATTTCCCAATCCGTCACGTGCCACCTCCTCTTGTTCAGTCCGTAGTCCCGAGCGCGGCTATCAGCGCAGAATGTTCCCATTCCGCGAACGCAATCCGCAAAAGCCACTCAAGATGTTCCCTGCTCATGCCTTCGATGCTGTCATAATTCGCATCGGGATGCCACGACCGCACCCACTCCAATAAACGCATCTCCATTTCACGCTCTGCCTGTTCAGGAATGATCTCAGTCATCGGTTGGCGACTGTATTCTTTTGGCTAATAGGCGGAACGATGCCTCGCCCGAAGCCAGTATCACATCCATCAATCCATCCTTGTGATATATAACCCTTCGTCGTTTATCTGGATCGTCAGGGACCAACTCAAAAGAGGCGTGATCTGTAAATAACAGCAGCTTTAACAGGCTAGCCGCTATCTCTGTGTTGAACTTGTCGTGGTCCCCGGTGTCCATTTCGGACATATCGTTGTAAAGAACATAGGCGTTCCAAACTGCTTCTGATGCCAACATCGTTACCTCCTATTGATAGCGCTTCCTCGCTTCTATCGTTTCCTTCGCGGCAACTTCCGCGAATCGCTGCTCAGCTTGATCGTCCCGACGTAGATATATACCGAGTACCTCCCGAAGATGATGAAACTTAACACCCGCTTTAGCGAGGCGTAGCCAGA